ATGACGACGGACAGAGGACGATCGATAGTTTCGAACGGGCGGCTGCGCAGGCGCCGGAAGGATGGCTGGACGAGGACCGACGAACGCCGCTTTCTCAGCCATTTTCGGGCCACGGGCAACGTCAGCGCCTCCGCGCGCGCGATCGGCAGGAAGCCGAGCAGCGCCTACGATCTTCGTGACCGGGACCCCGTCTTCGCCGCGCAGTGGGACAAGGCGCTCCGCGAGAGCAGGCTGCGCTTGCACAGCAAGCTGATCGTTCATGCGGAGACCGGGGGTGCCGAACCGACCTATGACGAGGACGGCGAGCCGATCGACCCCGGCCCGGGTCTCTTCGATCCCGACCTGGCGTTGCGGCTGCTCAAGTTTCACGCGGCAAGCGAGACGGGCGGTCGCCGCGGGCGCCCCGGCCCGCCGCCGGTCAGCGAGGAAGAACTGGCTGCGGCGTTGCTATGGCAGCTCGACGCGCTCGACAGGCGTCTGGCGAAGCAGCGGGTGTGACGCGGGAGATTCTGGTCGCGGCGGTTCGCAGGCTGGCGTCCCACAAGCCCGAGGACAGGGCCTGGGTGGTCGCCCGGCTCGCGCCCCGACACCGCCAGGCGCTGCTCAAGTTCTGGCCGGCCTGGGCGCAGGACGCGCAGCTGCCGCCGCCCGGGGAATGGCGCATCTGGCTGATGCTGGCCGGGCGCGGCTTCGGCAAGACCCGGGCCGGGGCGGAATGGGTGAGCGCGCTGGCGCGGGAGCGGCCGGACGCGATCTTTGCGCTGGTCGGCGCGACCCCGGCCGAGGTCGAGCGGGTGATGATCCGCGGGACCAGCGGGCTGATGGCGGTGGCGCGGGACGAGGAGGATGTCCTTTACTATCCCACGCGCGGGCGGGTGGAGTTTTCGAGCGGCGCGACCGCTTTCGTCTATTCGGGCGCCAATCCGGACGGGCTGCGCGGGCCGGAGCATGACTTCGCCTGGTGCGACGAGCTGGCAAAATGGGCTTATCCGAAAGCCACGTGGGACAATCTGATGCCGGGCCTCAGGCGGAGCGGCGCCGCGCGGGCGCTGATCACGACGACGCCCCGGCCGATCGCGCTGCTGCGCAAGCTGAGCGCCGACCCGGCGGTGATCGTCGCGCGCGGGCGGACGGCGGACAATCTGGCGACGCCCGACGATTTCCGCGCGGCGATGGAGGCGGAATATCGCGGCACGCATTTCGGCCGGCAGGAGCTGGACGGGGAGCTGATCGAGGAATTCGAAGGCGCGCTCTGGACGCGCGCATTGATCGGGAAATGCCGGGCCGAGGCGCCGGAAGAACTGAAGCGCATCCTGATCGGCGTCGATCCGCCGGTTTCGGCGGGCGGCGACGCCTGCGGGATCGTCGCGTGCGGGCTCGGCGCGGACGGGACCGGCTATGTGCTTGGCGATCATTCGGTGGGCGGGCTTTCACCCGAGGGCTGGGCGCGCGCAGTGGTCGCGGCGGCCGAGGGGTGGGGCGCCGACCGGGTGGTCGCCGAGACCAATCAGGGCGGGGAGATGGTGGCGAGCGTGCTGAGGAGCGTCGATGCGGCGCTGCCGGTGCGCGGCGTGAAGGCGCGGTTCGGCAAGGGCCGCCGGGCCGATCCGGTGAAGGCGCAGTTCGAGGCCGGCAAGGCGAAGTTCGCCGGCGCCTTTCCCGAGCTGGAGGACCAGCTCTGCGGGCTGACCCTCAACGGCTATGAGGGGCCGGGACGGAGCCCTGACCGGGCGGATGCGATGGTCTGGGCGCTGGCGGAATTGTTGCTGGGGACGGAGCGGAGGCCGGCGGTCAGGGGGCTTTGACCACCGGCTGGAGCTTTTTTGGAGAGAGATATGAAATGGTTCGGTCGCAAGGCCGCCCGGGCGACCGGGCGGCCGTTTCTGTTCGCGGGCTGGCGGCACGTCTTCGCCGCCGAGCCCTGGCCGCGCTCCTACGAGGCGCAGGTGCGCGAGGCCTGTCTCGGCAATCCGGTGGCGCAGCGCTGTGTGCGGCTGGTGGCGGAGAGCGTGGCCTGGGCGCCGGTCTTCGCCAGCGAGGCGCGGCCGGCGGCGGCGGCGCTGCTGACGCCCGCCTTGCTGGAGACCGTGACGACCTATTTGCTGCTCCACGGCAACGCCTATGTGCAGATCCTGCAGGACGCGGCGGCGCTGCCGGCGGAATTGTTCGCGCTCCGGCCCGAGCGGGTGACGGTCGAGGCGGACGGGGCCGGCTGGCCGGCGGCCTATTGCTACAAGGTCCCCTCGACCGGCTCGGGACAGGCGGCGCAGATGCGGATCGCGGCGCGGGACGGGCTCGGCCGGCCGGGGATCGTGCACCTGAAGGCGATGCATCCGCTGGACGACCATTACGGCCTCGGCTGCCTCGCGGCGGCGGCGGGCGCGATCGCGGTGCACAATGCGGCGGCGAAGTGGAACAAGGCGCTGCTCGACAATGCGGCGCGGCCGTCGGGGGCGCTGGTCTACGAGCCGGGCGACGGCGCGGCTTTGTCCGGCGAGCAATATGACCGGCTGCGCGCCGAGATGGAGGCGCAATTCTCCGGCACCGACAATGCCGGGCGGCCGCTGCTGCTCGAGGGCGGGCTGAAATGGCAGGCGATGAGCCTGACCCCGGCGGACATGGATTTCATCGGGCTGAAGGCGGGGGCGGCGCGGGAAATCGCTTTGGCCTTCGGGGTGCCGCCCCTGCTGCTCGGCCTGCCCAGCGACGTCACCTACGCCAATTATCGCGAGGCGAACCGGGCGCTCTGGCGGCAGACCGTGCTGCCGATGGCGGACCGGATTTTGCGCGGGCTTTCGGGCGCGCTGGCGAGCTGGTGGCCTGGGCTGCGGCTGCAGGTGGATCTGGATCAGATCGGCGCGCTGTCGGGCGAGCGCGAGCGGCTCTGGCGGCAGGTGAGGGGCGCGGACTTCCTGACCGACGCGGAGAAGCGGGAGATGCTCGGCTTCGCGCCGACGCCGGCGGACGAAGCGGCGAGGGCAGTGGCATGACCGATCACAATGCGACTTTGGCGCTGCTGCTCGCCCAGGCGGAGCGGCAGGGGGCGGACATGGTCACCTTGCGCGCTTTGATCGAGGAGGCGAGCGGGGCGGGGGCGGAGCGGGCGCTCGCCGCGCTCGGCCTGAAGGACGAGCATGCGCGGCGCGACATGGACGATCTGCGCGAATTGCTGCGCGCCTGGCGGGACGCGAAACGGTCCGCCTGGCAGGCCGTGGTCGGCTGGACGGTCCGGATCCTGCTGGCCCTGCTGATCGCCGGCATGGCGGTGAAGATGGGCTGGATCGGGCGATGAGATTTGCCGGCTATGCGGCCCTGTTCGACCGGCCCGACCGGGGCGGCGACGTGGTGCGGCCGGGCGCGTTCGCGGCGACGCTGGCGCGGGGCGGGAGCGTGCCTTTGCTCTGGCAGCATGCGCCGGCGCGGCCGATCGGGCGGGTGGAATATCTGCAGGAGGACGGCCGCGGGCTGCGCGTGATCGGGCGGCTGTCGGGCGGCGCGGCGGGGCGCGAGGCGGCGGCTTTGCTGAAGGAAGGGACGGTGCGCGGGCTGAGCTTCGGCTACCGGGTGCGCGAGGCAAGGGGCGAGAGGCCGCGCGAGCTGGTCGCGGTGGAGCTGGTGGAGGTGAGCCTGGTGACCTTTCCGATGCAGCCGAAGGCGCGGGTGCATGCGCTGGAGGAATGAGCTATTTGAGAATGCATGGGACGTTGGACGAAACGGAGTCCGGGCCTGCCGAGGGAGGAGCGGATCAGGCTGACCCTCATGGGTCTGGCCCTGATCGAGAAAATCGCCGCAGAACGCTCATGGCTGCTCAACATGGACTTTGACGAGCCCGATTATGTCGAGGCTGTCGTCCATGCGGGCAATCCGCGGCTAACCGAACCGCTAACGCTTTGTTGCACCGCCGGTGGCTTGGCTTGGTGGGCGGAATCAGGTGGGCGGGAATGGTTCGAGGTCGATGATGCGGCAGCGTGTGCCGCGTTCGCACGGAGCATCGACGAATGGGTGGACGGCGTGACATGCGGGTCCTGATCCCGATCCTGCTACTCTCCGCCTGTTCGGGCGGGGCGGGGAACGAGGGCAACAAGGTTGTCCAGCGCGACGCGCCGCCCCCTGCGCCAGGGCCGCGGCCTGGACCGGCCGGGCCGTGCGTCGGGCCGATCACCGATGAGGGCCTGGCGAATTGCGACTTCGCGGCGCGGGAGCGGATGCGCGGCGTGTGGGTGACGGGCTTCGAGCGGTCGGAATATGTGCCGGGCGGGACCGGCGCTATGGCGCCCGGCGATCCTGGGCCGCGACGCTACTGGCTGAGCTTCGCGCCGGGTGTGTTTCCCGACCCGGCCGTCAGGGCCGAACTCGACGCGCTGGGCACGACCGGGGCGGTCGATATCGATTTCGAGGGACGGATGGCGCGGCCGCCGGGTGCGGTGGTGGTCGTCGACCGGATCATCTCGATGCGGATATTGGGGCCGGCTGAGCCGCGACGTTGAAAAGGGGAATGAGATGAGAAGAGTATTTGGTGTCGCGGCCCTGTTGGCGCCGCTGCTTATGCCCGCCGCCGCTCTCGCGGCACCCTTCAATTATGCTTGCGATACCCCTGCCGGCCACTATTCCGAAATATCCCAGACGCAGGCCGGGCCGGCCTACAGCCTGCGTGGCTCGATCACGCCGCTGCAGTGGCTTGACGACCGGCGCTGGGCCTCGCTGGGCCAGGTTCGGCTGGAGAATGGCGATCGCAGCCGCTCGATCGCGGTGAAGGTCGTGCGCCAGCCGCGGACAAATCAGGCGGCGATCGAGGTCACCCTGCAAAGCGACGGGGAGCCGCGGACCGAAACGCTGGGCGCGGTCGGCCTGAACCAGGCGATGGCCTTCGAGCTTCGTCTGGACGCTTCCGGCGAGGGGGTCGTCGTCGTCGGTGGTCAGCGCCGTGCCTTCAGCCTCAATCTGGGGCCGAACGCGAAGGTGCAGGTGATCTGCTCGACCGGCGAATATCTGTTCACCGGCTTCGACTTCGGGAACTGAGGGCGCCGCAGCGAGGGCCGGCCCCCGGCTGAATTTTCGAAAGGACCTGAACGTCACGCACCCGGATCAGATCCGGGCGCGCGATTTCGTGTGTGCAATTCAACCAAGGAGACGGAGATGCTGGACGTGAAGACGGATGCGCTGGAGGCCTCGTTCGAGGCGCTGGAGCGGGAGGATGAGGAGGTCGCGGCGTTGCGCGGCGAGGTGGCGGCGCTGAAGGCGCGGGTGGATGCGCAGGCGCTGGCCGGCGCGCGACCGGCCTTGTCGGGGGCGAAGGCGGAGGCCTCGCCGTTCGTCGAGCGCTATCTGCGCAAGGGCCTGGAGGCCGGGGTGGAGCTGAAGGCGGTGAGCGGCGCGACCGATGCGGCCGGGGGCTATGCGGTGCCCCAGGAGATCGACGCGGAGATCGACAAGGCGCTCACCGCCATCTCGCCGATCCGCGCGATCGCCAATGTCGTGAAGGTCGGCTCGGCCGGCTATCGCAAGCTGGTGACCACGGGCGGCACCGAAAGCGGCTGGGTCGCCGAGACGGCGGCGCGGCCGGAGACGGACACGCCCGTGTTCAACGAGATCGCGCCGCCCTTCGGCGAGCTCTACGCCAATCCGGCGGCGAGCCAGGCGATGCTCGACGACGCGGCATTCGACGTCGAGGCCTGGCTTGCGCACGAGATCGCGACCGAGTTTGCACGGGCGGAAGGCGCGGCGTTCGTCGCGGGCAACGGGACGAACAAACCGAAGGGCTTCCTCGCCGCGCCGACCAGCGACGAGGCGGACGGCGTCCGCGATTTCGGCACGCTGCAGTATCTCGAGACGGGCGTCGATGGCGGCTTCCCGGCGTCCAACCCGCAGGACCGGCTGATCGACCTCGTCCAGGCGCTGCGCTCGCCCTACCGGCAGGGCGCGGTGTTCGTGATGAACTCGGCGACCGCGGCGCGGATCCGCAAGTTCAAGACGGCGGACGGCGCGTTCGTCTGGCAGCCGGGACTGGTCGCGGGGCAGCCCGACACCTTGCTCGGCTATCCGGTCGTGGAGGCCGAGGACATGCCGGACGTAGCGACCAACGCGCTCGCCATCGCCTTCGGCAATTTCCGGGCCGGCTATCTGATCGCCGAACGGGCGGAGACGCAGATCCTGCGCGACCCCTTCACCAACAAGCCCTTCGTTCACTTCTACGCGACCAAGCGGCTCGGCGGGCAGGTGATGAACTCCGAGGCGATCAAGCTGCTGAAGTTCTCGGTCTGACCGGTGCGCTTCAAGCCCCTCTCCCGCAAGCGGGAGAGGGGAAGAGCGGAAGGATACGCACATGAGTCTCTTCTTCGCCGACCTCGTGCGGGTGGCGTGCCATGCGACCGGGGCGGGGAATCTGTTGCTGGATGCGCCCTTGCCGGGCCACCGCGGGTTCGAGCTCGTGCCGCCGGGCGCGCAGTTTCACTATGCGGTGCTCGGCGTCACCCACCCGGAGCAATGGGAAACGGGGGTCGGTCAGCTGAGCGGCGGGGCGCTGATGCGCGCGCCGCTCGCCTCCTCCGCCGCGGCTGCGGCGGTCGACTTCTCACCGGGCCTGAAGACGGTCACGCTGACCGTGTCCGCGGCCTGGTTCGCGGACCAGGCGGCGGCCCTCGGCGCCAAAGCCGATTTGGCCGGCGCAGTGTTTACCGGCCCGATCTCGGCGACCGACCTCAGCCTCGGCAATGATCTGGCGATCAGCCATGGCGGCACCGGCGCATCGAGCGCCGCCGCCGCCCGCGCCAATCTGGGGCTCGGCACGATGGCCACCCAGGCGAGCAATGCGGTAGCGATTTCCGGCGGGACGGCGAGCGGGCTGGCCAGCCTCGGCGTTCTCGGCAATGCCGATGTCGGCGGCGCCTATCGGGTGGACGGCGTGAAGGTCGTCGGCAACCGCGCGACCGGCTGGAGCGCCGCCACCGGGCCAGCGTCACGGGCGAGCTACGACACGGCGACGGTGACCATTGCGCAGCTCGCGCAGCGGCTGAAGGCTCTGATCGACGACCTTATCGGCCACGGCCTGATCGGACCGACCTGATGCTGGGCGGGGCGATCGGCGCGCGGCCGCTGGCGCGCGACGGGCTTGGCCTGCTGACCAGCGATTTCGGCAGGACGCGGCTGGCGGAGGCGCCGGTGCCGGCCTGGGCCCGGGCGGCCGCCCGCACGATCGAGAAGGAAGGCGGCGCCCGGGCGGCCCCGGCCGGCGCAGCCTGGGCCTTGCGGCCCTGACCGAGGAATTCCGACATGAGCTTTTACCTGAAGGACCCGCAATCGCGGGTGGATTATGCAATCGACTGGTCGCCCTATCTCGACGGCCAGACGGTTGAGGACAGCCTCTGGCTCGTCACGCCGGGCGAGGATGGCGGCGTCACCGCGGAAGAGACGAGCTTCGAGCCCGCCAGGACCGCGGCCCGTCTTGCCGGCGGTCTGATCGGCCACAGCTATGCGGTCTCGAACCGGGTGACCTTTTCGGACGGCACCACCGATGTGCGCTCGATCACCCTGCGCGTGGAGGAACGATGATGGGCGTGACGACCAGCGATCCCGCAATGCTGCCGGTCGCGCTTGCCGAGCTGAAGTCATTTCTCGGAATCTCGGTCAGCGACGAGGATGCATTGCTTGCCGGCTTGCTGAGGGCGGCGGCGGAGCTTTGCGAGGCCTTTACCGGCCGCGCGCTGATCGACCGGACAGTGACGGAAATGACGGCGGCTGCCACCGTGCGCACCCGCCTGACCCTGGGGCCGGTCCGGGAGATCGAAAGCGTGGCGGCGCTCGACGACGCCGGGACGGAGACGGCGCTGGCGGCGGAGAGCTTCGCCGGCGAGATCGACGCCGCGGGCGAGGGTTGGGTGAGGCTGCGCGGCGCGACGGACACGCAGCGGCTCCGCGTCACTTATCGCGTCGGCATGGCTTCCGACTGGAACAGTGTTCCGGAAATGCTGCGGCACGGGATCGTCCGGCTGGCGGCGCAATATTACCTGCGGCGCGGCGAGACCGCAGAGGCCGCGGTGCCCGCCGCGGTGACCGCGCTCTGGCGGCCTTGGCGGCGGCTGAGGCTGAAATAGGAGCGGGCCGATGTTCGAACGACTGGAGGCCCGCGCCGCGCGCGCTGCCGAAGCCGGCGCGGCCGGAAGCAGGGCGGCGCTGGCCGGCCGGCTCCGCGCGATCCTGCCGCGCGAGATCGGCGTCGAGGTGAGCGACGACGGCGTGCTGCTTTCCGGGCCCGGGCTCGGGACGCGGCTCGTGCTCGATGCAAGCCTGCGCTGGACGATCGCGGGACTGCTCAAATGAGCGGCGCGGGACAGGCCCTGGCCACGGGCGCGCTGGCCGTGCTGCGGGCGGTCGAAGGGTTGAACGGCGTTCATGACGGGCCGCCGCTCACCGCAGCCTTTCCCTATGCGATGGTCGAAACCGGACCGGAAAGCGACTGGAGCCACAAGAGCGGCGAGGGGCGGGAATTGCGGCTTTCGATCCTGGTCCGCGACCAGGGGGAAAGGCCGGCGCGGCTGCGCAGCATCGTGGCGGCGATCGAGGCGGCGGCGGCAGAAATCGGGCCCGATCTGGCCGGCTGGCGGCTGATCAATCTCGTCTTCCTGCGCGGCTCGATGCTGCGCGGAACGGGTGCAGCATGGACTGCAGCAATCGAGTATCGCGCGCGGCTGCTGAAAGCCTAGTGCGGCGCCGTCGTCTGGGCGGCCGGCGTCGGCGTCGGCGTGGCCGCCGGCGTTGACGCGGGGGTTGCCGCAGGCGTGGCCGCCGGGGCTGCGGCCGGCGGCGGTGCCGCGGCCGTCTGGTTCTGGCTGCCGGCCGGGACCAGCGCCATTTCGTAGCGCTCGCGGAAATTGGTGCGGCTGTCGTCGATTTCGAGATTCGCCGATTCCTCGGCGTCGGCGCGGCTCGAGCGCGAGGCGATTTCGCGGCGGATGATCGCCTCCCGATAGGCGGTTTGCTGCGCCGTGCATTGCTGCGGATAGCCGCTCGTGAATTCGGCCTGCGGCATGCGATTCTGGGTCGCCCGATCGACGTAAACGCGAAGACAGGCAGTGAAGGCCTCGCGGCTGGCCCGGGTGGTGTCGGTCGGCTGCATATATGCGGCCATGGCGACGGCGAGAACAGACGAAATCATCGCGATTTCCCATCCATCCAACGGTCTGATGAAGAAGGAGAATGCGGCATGAGCGCGGAAAAAGGAAGCGCCTTTTTGCTGAAGATCGGGGACGGCGGCGACCCGCCCGAATATGCGACCGTGGCGGGGCTGAGGACGACCCAGCTCTCGGTCAATGGCGAGGCGGTCAACGTGACCACGAAAGACAGCGGCGGCTGGCGCGAATTGCTGTCCGGCGCCGGCGTCCGGTCGGTCTCCGTCGCGGGCAGCGGCATCTTCACCGGATCGGCGGCGGAAGCGCGGCTCAAGACCAATGCCCTGGCCGGCCTGATCGACGATTATGAGCTGAGCTTCGAGAGCGGCGAGACGATGCGCGGGCGCTTTCTGATCAGCCGGCTCGATTATGCCGGCGATCACAATGGCGAGCGCACCTATGCGCTGAACCTGGAAAGCTCGGGCGAGGTGGCGGCGGCATGAGCACGGCGAATCCGGCGCGCGGCGAGGCCGGCTTCACGGTCGGCGGCGCGGCGATTTTGCTGCGCCCCAGCTTTGCAGCATTGGTGGCCGCGGAAGCGGAGCTGGGGCCGCTGTTCGCATTGGTCGAGCGGGCCGCGGAAGGGCGGCTCGGGATCGGCGAAATGGCGAGCCTGTTCTTCCATTGCGCTGCGGACCGGCCCGAAAGCGTGACGCGGGAGATGATCGGCCAGGCGATCGCCGAGGGCGGGTTGGCGATGGCGACGCCGGCGCTGCGGATGCTGCTGACGCAAATCCTGCAAGGCCGTGTTTAGCGACGCAGCCGGACGGCTGGCGGGCATGGCCGGGGCTTTGCTCGGCTGGCGGCCCGAGGAATTCTGGCGGGCGACGCCGGCGGAACTGGCCGGCGTGCTGACCGCGCTGGCCGGCGGCGGCAGCGCGGCGCCGGTGACGCGCGACGAGCTGGCGCGGCTCAAGGAGAGATTTCCCGATGGCTGACGAGATCGAGACGCTGCTGATTGCCGTCCGTGCGGACACGCAGCTTTTCGCCCGCGATGTCGCGGCGATGAAGGCCGAGCTGGCCGGGCCGTTCGCGGCCGGCGCCGATCAGGCCGGGCGGATGCTGGAAAATGCGCTGGTGCGGGCGCTCAGGACCGGCAAGCTCGGCTTCGAGGATCTGAAGCGGGCGGCGCTGTCGGCCATGGCGGAGATTGCCGGCTATGCGATCCGGGGCGGGCTCGACACCCTGTTCAAGGGCGGCGGCGGGCTCGGCGGGATCATCGGCGGCCTGGGCAGCCTGTTCGCCGGCCTGTCCGGCGCGCCGGGCAAGGCGATCGGCGGGCCGGTCTCGCCGGGCCGGGCCTATCTGGTCGGCGAGCGCGGGCCGGGATTGTTCGTGCCGACGGCGAGCGGGCGGATCGAGACGGCGCGGGCCGGGCGCGGTCGGGACATCAGGCTCAATATCACGATCAACGCCCCGGCGGGCGGCGAGGCGCAGGCGTTAAGGGCGTCGGGCCGGCAGGTCGCGCGGGCTGTGCGGCAGGCTTTGCTGCGGGTTGAGGATTAGCTCAGCAGATCGGGCCGCCGGGCGGGACGAAACGATGAAAGACGGAGAGTGGCATTTCAGGGTGGACGATGGTCACCCGATTGATCGCCCGTTCCGCTTCGCTGTCCGGTTGCGGGTCGGCTGTCACGGGGGGCCCCCTGTCGCCACGCGGCAGGACCCGCAATTGCTCGCCACGGAAACCGCGCCGCAGCAGATAGTCGCGCACCGTTTCAGCACGGCGTCTGGATAGTCTCATGTTCGCATCGGCGGAGCCGGCATCGTTCGCCGTGCCGATCACGTTGAGCCAGGCACCGGCGCTGGTCATTGGGCGCACCCAGAGAAGCAGCCTCTCGATGCTTTCCAGAGCCTCTCTGTTGAGACGGGCGGAGTGTGCCTCGAAAGGCACCCAGATTCCCGGACAGCCATCGGTCGGCTCCGTAAGCGGCTGAGCGGCGAGGAATAAAGCGGCGGCGAGCAGCATCAGGGTCTATTAGCAGAGTTGAGGATCAATCCGAATGGGACACTGGCTGGCACCGCCGGGCAGCGCGAAGACGCTCGGCACGGTGAAGCGCTTCGATGCCCGCTACTGGACCGTCAATTTCCCGCGGCCGATGATGGCGAGCGCGGTGACGATCGGGCCGCAGGCGCTTCGGGTCGAGGCCCTGTTCTACCGGAAGGACGAGCTGGCCGGGCTGATCTGGGAGGCGGAGGACCGGTGGGACCATCCGCTGCTCGCCTATGAGACGGCGCGGGATTTCCGGCGCTGCCGGCTCCGCTTCCGCTGGCGGTCCGAGGGGCTGAAGCCGCTGGACGCGGCGCACGGGCCGACGCTGACCATCGAGGGCCGGGACGCGGACGGCGCACCGCGGAGCTGGTTCGTGCGGCTCTGGAACTATGCCGACGGCGATCCGGAGGATGCGGCGATCAACCTGGATTTCGATGCGCTGGCCGGCGGCTGGGCGCCGGACGATCCGGTCTGGGCCGGAGATGTGGACCGGCTGTTCATCTCCCTGGTCGCGCCGGATTATGATGCGAGCGACGCGGCGCTGCCGGCGCCCGCCGAGGGCTGGGCCGAGCTCAGCGAGATAGGCTGCGACGGCTCCGGCTCGGTGCTTTCGATCGGCGACACGATCGTGCCCGAGCACGGCCTGAGGATCGCGACGGGCTATGACGATCTCTACCATCTGACCCCGGCGCGGGTGCTGCACAATGCGCTCAGGCTCGGCTACCGCGACCTGATCAATCATTATGTCGGGATGAGCCACTATTTCCGCGTGGGCGCGGACGGGCTCGTCAGCGGCGTTCTGAATGGACCCGGCGCGGCCTGGCATGCGGATTTCCTGGCGCAGGCGAAGGCGACAGGGTTCGGGGTGATCCTGTCGCTGAGCTACGAACTGCTCGCCGTGCATTGCCCGGACGGCTGGAAACAAAGGGCGGAGAATGGCGAGCCGGCGCTGACCGGCTGGACGCCGCCCTCGGCGCTGCTGTCGCCGGCGAATGCAGCGGCGATGGCCTGGCTGCGGGACGTGGCGAGAGCCTTTGCCGGACTGGCCGTCGCGGCGGGTCAGGCGGTGCGGTTCCAGGTCGGCGAGCCGTGGTGGTGGGTGATGCCAGACGGGCGCATCTGCCTGTATGACGCGGCGGCGGTGGCGGCCTTCGCGCCGGTGCCGATCCCCGATGTGCGCGGATCGCTCGATGCAGCGCAGCGGGCGACTCTGGACGCTGCCGGCGCCGTGCTGGCAGAGTCGACCGCGGCCCTGTGCGCGGCGGTCCGCGAGGTGGCGCCGGCGGCGGAATGTTTGCTGCTGATCTACCTGCCGGCGGTGCTCGACGGGCCGGAAGTTAAGCGGGCCAATGTCCCCGCTGGCTGGGCAGCCCCCGCTTTCGATCGGCTGCAGCTGGAGGATTATGACTGGGTGATTTCCGGGCGCAGCGGAGCGGCGGCTTCGGCCGCCGGGACGATGGCGGAAAGACTCGGCTATCCGGTCGGCGAACAGCATTATTTCGCGGGCTTCGTGCGGGAGGCGCCGGATGCCGGACGGCTGTGGCCGGAGATCGCAGCGGTGGCGGACGCCGCCGCGCGGCGCGGGACGGCGGAGATCTTCATCTGGGCGCTGCCGCAGGTGATCCGCGACGGCTTCGTCTATTTCAAGATCGGGGAGACCGGGATGGATGCCTTTGAGGATGTGTCGTTTCCGCTGGCGCTCGGGCGGGAGGTGGCGGTGGAGCCGGCCTTCCAGACCGCGATCGTCACCACGGCCGGCGGGGCCGAGCAGCGCAATGCCGAATGGGCGGATGCGCGGCTCGGCTTCGACGCCGGGCCCGGCGTCAGGAGCGAGGCCGATCTGCAGGCGCTGATCGGCTTTTTCCGGGCCAGGCACGGAGCGGCGACCGGCTTCCGGTTGCAGGATCCGTTCGACCACAGCTCGAACGGCATGACCGGGCCGCCGGGCGCCGAAGACCAGCTGCTTGGCGAGGGCGACGGCGCGCGGACGGCGTTTCCGCTGGTCAAGGATTATGACGGGCAGACGCGGCGCATCACCCGGCCGGTGCCCGGGAGCGTAACCGTGTCCATCGACGGAGAGATGCTGGCGGGCGGCTGGCTGCTTGGCGCGAAAGGCGTGATCGAATTTGCGGAGGCGCCGGCGGCGGGCGCCGCAGTGCGGGCGGGCTATCGGTTCGACGTGCCGGTGCGGTTTGCCGAGGATCGGCTGAGCCTCAACCGCGCGACCTTCCTCGCGGGCGAGGCGCCGTCGGTGCCGCTGATCGAGATTCGGGAATAGACCATGCCGGATTTCCTGGTGAGAGATCTCCTTACCGTCGCATTTTGCTGGCGGCTGGAGCGACGGGACGGCGTGGCGCTCGGCTTCACCACCCACGACCGGGATCTTCGCCGCGGCGGCCTGATCTATCGGGCAGCGCCCGGTATGCTGCCGTCCGCGATCAGCCTGTCGGACGGATTCGAGAGCGAGTCGCTCGACGTCCGGGGCGCGCTGACCAGCGATGCGATCAGTGCCGACGACCTCGCGGCCGGGCGGTGGGACGGGGCCTCGGTCCACGTCTTCATGCTCGACTGGGAGGCGCCGGACGGCGAAGCCCATGCCGTGGCGCGGGGCGAACTGGGCGAGGTCTCGATCAGGGGCGACGCGTTCGAGGCAGAGCTGCGAGGGCCCGTCGCCATGCTCGACGCACCGGTTGCGGAGCAGACCTCGCCCGGATGCCGCGCGGGACTGGGCGACAAGAGGTGCCGCGTCGACATGGCCGCGCGCACCCGGCTGACCCGGATCACGGCGATGCCCGCAGCGGACGTGGCCGAGGTCGCCGAGGCGGGAGCCGGCAATGCGTTCGGCTTCGGCCGGCTGCGCTGGCTCGGCGGCCCGAACAGCGGGCTGGAGAGTCAGGTGCTTCGCTCCGATGGGGCGCTGCTGACCCTGTGCGAGCCGCCGCCTTTCCAGCCCGCGGCCGGCAACATGGTCGAGATTGCCGAGGGCTGCGACAGAATCCTGGCGACCTGTGGCGGCCGCTTCGCCAACGTGCCCAATTTCAGGGGCGAGCCCCATCTGCCCGGGATGGATTTGCTGACGCGCTATCCGGGCGCCTGATTTCACCACCGAGAAGGAGAAGGATCATGCGGCGACTTGCCAGCATCGGATTCATGTTGCTTGCTTTGGCGGGCTGTCAAACGCTCCCCGGCTTCGTGCGGGTCGACGTCGATGGCTCGACGCTGGAGTATAAGAAGAAGGTGCCACCGGTGCCCGAGCCGCCCGCGCCGACCCCCGCGCCGCCTGTGGCGAACGCCGCCGCCGATGCACCTGCGCCCTGAGGAGATTGTCGCGCGGGCACGGGCGCTGATCGGCACCCGGTTCCGCCCGCAGGGGCGGACGGCGGCGGACGGGCTCGACTGTGTCGGGCTGGCCGCGCTGGCGATCGACGCCGGCCCTGTGCCCGGCGACTATGCGTTGCGCGGCGGCTCGGCCCGGCGGCTGGCTGAAGCCTTGCAGGCGGCGGGTCTCGCCGCGGTCTGCACGATGACGGCGGGCGACGTGCTGGCCTTCGCGCCGCGGGCGGACCAGCTGCATCTCGGCATCTTCACCGGGGCAGGGCTCGTCCATGGCGACGCCGGCGTCCGACGGGTGGTGGAGCGGCCGCTGCCCTTTCCCTGGCCGGTCCTCGGCATCTGGAGATCTGAATCATGGCGACGCTTGTCCTGACCGCGGTCGGCACGCTCGTGGGCGGGCCGATCGGCGGCGCCATCGGGGCGGTGATCGGCCAGCAGGTCGACCAGAATCTCCTGTTCGCGCCCAGGCCCAGACAGGGCCCGCGGCTTGGCGACCTCAGCGTTCAGACCTCGTCCTACGGCAATCAGATTCCAAAGATCTTCGGGACGATGCGCGTGGCGGGGACCGTGATCTGGGCGACAGACCTGATCGAGCACAAGTCGACGAGCGGCGGCAAGGGCCGGCCCAGGGTGACCACCTATTCCTATTCGGCGAGCTTCGCGGTGGCCTTGTCCGCGCGGCCGGTCGGGTCGGTCGGACGGATCTGGGCGGACGGCAAATTGCTCCGCGGCACCGCGGGGGACTTCAAGAGCGCGACCTCTTTCCGCCTCCACAAGGGCGACGAGGATCAGGCGGCGGATCCGCTGATCGTCGCGGCGGAGGGCGCGAGCCAGGCGCCCGCCTATCGGGGCATCGCCTACGCCCTGTTCGAGGACATGGCCCTCGAGGATTTCGGTAATCGGATCCCCTCTTTGACCTTCGAGATCGTGGCGGACCCCGGCGCGGTCCCGATCGGCGCCATTGCGGAGGAACTGGCGGACGGGGTCATTGCCGCCGGAGCGACGCCGGCGCTCGCCGGCTATGCGGCCGGCGGCGACAGCATTGGCGCCGCGCTGGAAGCGCTGGCCGACGTGGTGCCGCTGTCGCTCGCGGACGATGGCGACCGCCAGCGCCTGCGCGTGCGGGCCGACGACGTCACGACGCTGCCGGCGGCCGCGCTGAGCCAACGCATCGAGATCGTCAGGCGCGGGCAGGGCGCGGTGCCGGGCGAAGCGGCCATCACCTATTATGATGCAACGCGCGATTACCAGGCCGGTCTGCAGCGCGCGATCAGGATTGGCGGCCGGAGTGCGGACCGGCGGGCGCTCCCCGCCGTACTCGATGCCGGCGGCGCGAAGGCGCTGGCCGATTACCGGCTCGCCTCGCTCTGGGCGGGCCGGGTGAGCGGGAAGGCCGTACTCGGCTGGCGCTGGGCCGCGATTCGCCCGGGCAGTCATGTCGAGATCGAGGGGCAGGCCGGCACCTGGAAGGCCGGGCGCTGCACATTGGGCGCGATGACGATGACGGTGGATCTGGTGCGGGTTCCTTTGGCATTGCCGCCGGAGCTCGCCGCCAGCCCCGGGAGGAATGTGGGCGAGACCGACGTGCCGACGGGAGCGACGATCATACGGCTGCTCGATCTCCCGTTGGGCGAAGGATCGGAGAGCAGGGCCTATCTGTATGTGGCGGCCGCCGGACAGAGCGCGGGCTGGCGGCGCGCGGCGCTGACCGCGACCTTCGACGGGGGCGAGAGCTGGCAGGACGTCGGCAGCACGGCGGCGCCCGCCGTGCTGGGCACGGCTCTGGATGCCCTGCCGCCGGCCGGCCCGGCCCTGTTCGACACGACATCTTCGCTGGAGGTCGAGCTGGTTCACGACGGCATGTGGCTGGAGGGGCGGAGCGACGACGCGCTGGCGTCGGGATCGAATCTGGCGGCGGTCGGCGAGGAGCTGATCCAGTTCGCCGCGGTCGACCCGCTCGGCGAGCGGCGGTTCAGGCTGTCGCGGCTGCTGCGCGGACGGCGCGGAACGGAATGGGCGGCCCGGGAGCACGTCGCGGGCGAGCCCTTCACCCTGATCGCCCGCGAGACGCTGGCCCCGATCGAGGCTCCGACCGGCGCGGAGGCGCGGTTGCTGGCGACCGGAATCGGCGACTTGCCGGATGCGGCCGCAGCGTCGCGCATCTTCGGGGCGGAGGCGCTGCGGCCGCCGTGTCCGGTGCATGTCCGGGCGATCGAAACGCCGGCCGGCGATCTGGTCATTTCCTGGGTGCGGCGGAGCCGCATGGGCTGGCGCTGGACCGATGGCGCCGACACGCCACTCGGCGAGGAAGCCGAACGGTACAGGCTCGCCATTGCCGGCCCCGGCTTTGCCCGGGCGATCGAGACGATTGCGCCCGCCCATGTCTACACAGCCGCCGAGCGCGCGGCCGACGGGCCGGGTCCGCTCACCCTCAACGTCGTGCAGGCCGGGAGCTTCGCCGCGTCACGGCCGGCCGTCCTCATCCTCGACTGA